CGTCACCCAGCAGCTCTTTGGCAAATTCCAGTGCCATGTTTCAATCTCCTTCCTTTTAAATACAATATATTTGTGCATAACAAAAGGACCCCCGTGAAGGGATCCTTCAGCTATCTTTTTATGGGCATTTTATGCCTGTTTTCACGCCGTTTAAAGCGGCCGTTATTTCCGTTTCTCCAGCAGCGCCAGTGTTTCCTCAATGGATATCGGTTCCGGCTGCGGATGCTTCTTGATGATGGCGTCGATGTCCTCGCCGTCAAATACGGCCCGCAGCTCGGCCACGTATTCTTCCACGCTTCCTTTATAGTCGCGCAGACTGGTGAAATTCCGGCCGAACCGTTCCCGGTATTCCTTATGCAGAGCATCCGCGTTATATTCCTCCATATACTGGACTTCATAACTGCTCAAAAATCGTTCGCTGATAATCACCGGTTCCGCACCGTCGGGGCGTTTCTTGCGCCGTATTTCCGATTTGCTCACTTTGCGCGCCTCCTTAGAATAGAGATATATACGCCGCCCACAGCTCCGGCCACGCTGCCTTCACTATCTTCAGTTCCGGGCTGTTCTGTGCCTCCAGTACGAATAACTCCGCAAATATTTCCAGCGCCCGGTTATCTTCTCTGGCTGTCCAGTAGCTCTTCGAGTGTCCGCTTCCCTCAAATAGCTCGCCGCCGCTTAGAGCGGAAAAAATATCTTTCGTTGCGAGCTGTTTAATGGCGGGAGCGATTCTCCGAAACAAATCCATGCGTTCTTTCACATCCTGCACCGCATTTTCGATAGCCATTCGGAACCTGCGATTCTCATGTGACCGCATGTTCAGCACGTCGGCGCGGTGCGCCGTCTCGTGGAGTGCCACATCGTCAAAGTCCAGTCCATCGAAGCCCTCGGCTTTGGGGTTATACAAAATTGCATCCTCTGTTTCCGAATACGCAACGGCATGATGCAAGCCAGGGTCCATCCGGTACTCCGTGGGGTTGGCACGGTTGTAGTAGTCTAAGTACATCTTAACGCGGTCCGGTGCATCCGTCAACGTGTCGAGGTATTCCAGATGCCTGCGCCGGGCGGTGTCGATGTCCAGCGTGCCGTCACCACGCTTCAAGCTGCCCGCAGGCTGCGGCATTTCCAACGTGCCGTCCGGTTTCAGCACCCGGCCCAGCCCCGCCGCCCGCAGCCGCTCCGGCGCGGTGCGCAGCCCGGCCGCAGCCGAAAAACGCTTGTATTCCGCATTCAGCTGCCGTAGGAGGATGCGGCTGCTGCGCAGCTCTCCGCTGCCCAGCTTGCCCTCCTCCTGCGCCGCGGCAATACGGTCCTTGCACTGCCGGATGCTGTTCTCCAGCGCCTTCTGCTGCTGTGTGGCTTCGTACTGGGTGTAGTGGCGGCCCTCGTAGGTGATGCCCTTCGCGTTTTCCCGCGCCATCTCCGCCAGCTGCTCATCCGTCCACTGGGGACTGTCCACACCCAGCTTGATGGGCCAGGCGATGTGCTTGCAGCTCAGCGTGCCGATGCGCCGCTGCAGGCGGCTGTTCAGCCGCTTGTATTCCTTATCGCTGTACTGCCGCCCCTGATAGGGCTCATGGTCCGGCGCGCTGGCGCTGTGCGCGCTGATCTCCCAACCGTCGCACCCGCCGTCGTCGTGATGCTTCTCGTTGATGGCCGTGGTCATTTCGCCCATCTTCGCCATAATGGCGCGCTGGGCCATGAACTCTACGGAAAAAGTGCGCCCGTCCGAGCGGTCGACGGTGCGGATGCCCCGCTGCCACAAGCGCAGCGTGGCACGCCGCACAGCTTCCTCCGGCGTCTTCGTGCCGCTGGAGACCTCCCGGAACACATAGTCCATCGTGCGCCGGTATACATCTTTAATAGGATACACCCGGCCGTCCACATCTGCCGCGGCCAGCTGGCCCAGCACGTTGGCCACTTCCTTGCGCGTCACCTTTACATAGGCTTCGGCAATGTTCCGCAGGCTTTCGTTTTCCTCCAGCGGCGCGGTCTTCTCCGCGGCCCAGCGCATCAGCTGCTCCACCGCGTCGTCGGTGAGGTCTGTCTGCCTGCGCAGCGTGTCCGCGATCACATCGTCCGCTCCGGCAAGGCTTTTTGCCAGCAGAAGCTTGTATTCATCGCCGGACGATATCTGTCCGGCGGCGGTAATGCACCGGCACAGGTCACGCAGCAGCTCTTCCGTGACGGGGCCGTAAACAGCGAGGATCAGTTCCCGCAGCCCGTCGATCTCTTCCGGCGTCAGTGCCATGGCGTCACCTCAGCCCGGCCTGGGCGGTCAGCTGGACCATTTCCGGCATATATTTCTCCCGGATGGCCGCAAGGTCTTCCGGCGTCTCACAGGGCAGGTCGTATTTTTTCGCCAGCGCCAGCTCAGGTTTCAGCAGGCCGGCCTCCACCATCGAAAGCGTGTCGGCCCAGTCCTTGTCTGCGTCATACAAAACGCCGTTGCCCCAGCTCACGCTCAGCAGCTGCTCAAGGTCCACCGCCTGGGCGTCGCACAGCCCCAGCGCCTGGCCCCACAGGTCCGTGATGCGCAGTGTCTCCATCAGTGCGTCGTACCACATCCGCTGCAGGTCCATGATCGACAGGCTGTAGTCGCCCTCGCTGCTGCTGATCTCCTTTGCCGTGCGCTCCACAGCCTCCACGTCCGACAATATACCGCGTTTCAGGCCGATGATATTCTCACACGCCTTTAAATAGCTCTGCTTCCGCCGCTCAAAGCTCTCATCCCGCAGCGCAGGGGAGAAGATGGTCAATCCTTTGTCGTTGGTGTCGCCGTCCAGCCCGACGAACACGTCGTCCTTCAGCCGCATCACGCCGCCCTCCGGGTCCGGCGTTACCAGCTTGTCCGCATTGGCCACGATCCGGCTGCGCCCCAGCTCGAACTCACGCCCCAGCTGGTACTCATTTTTGTAGATGTTGTGGATCAGCTGCACCGCGCCCTCGTACACGCTCACGCCGTCCGGGCTCCCGTCCACGTTATTTGCCATCGGCAGACGGATGTAGGTCATGCCCAGACCGCCGAAGGGCACGCTGTAGGTGTGCTCCGGGGCCAGCGCCGCATACTGCGGCAGGCTGTCCAGCCGCACCTCATGCCCCAGTGTGCTGCTGTTTTCCGACACATACAGCTTGTACCGGATGGTCAGATACCCGCTGCCATCCACAGTCCGGCGTTCCAGCAGCGTGTAGTAGTCGGAGCCCGCCCGGCTCCGCTCGCTCATCAGCACGTCCGTGATGCCGCGGGGCCCGCGGGCCAGTACGTTGTAGCAGTCGCGCCTTACCACATGGTAGGCCAGCCGCCCCGTGCCGTCCGGTGCAGGCTTCAAAAAGCCTTCGCCGCCCACCATGACCCACTGCAGCACGTCCTGCTTTTCGGCGTCAATGAGGCTGCGCTGTCCGTCCAGCCACGCCGTTTTTCCGGTTCCGTTTTCCGTAAAGCTGGAATCGTACTCCGCAAAACAAGCCTTTGTCAGTTTGTTGGTGATGGTGTAGGGGATGCGCTGCGCCGGGTCTTCGTCCTTGCCCTTCACCGCTTCACGCATGAAGAACAGCTCGAACCACTCCCGCACCGCCGCCTGCATAGCCGCTGTGCTGGTGTCCTTCAGCCCCGCCGCCTGCGCCCCTGTGATGGCGGCGTCGTCAAAAAGCGCCCTTACGACTGCGTTCATCCGCCGTCACTCCTTTCGATCCGAATTTCCGGCTGCTTTGCCCGCAGCCCGCGCTCCACGCCGTTGATGTATGCCCGCAGCTGCCGGTTTTCCGCCTCCAGCTCCCGTACACGCCTCTGTGCCGCCTCCAGCGCGTCGCCGTATTCCAGCACCGCCCAGCTGGGCAGGTACTTCTTCAGCAGCCAGTCCTTCAGCTTCATTTGTCACGCTCCTTTGCGCTGCCAGATGCGGCTGCAGGCATACCGCGCCGCGTCGATACCGTGGTCGTTTGCGTCCATCAAAGTCCCCAGCACCGTGCCGTCCGGCGCTACCTCGTACTCCCATTCCAGGAACTCCTGCAGCACACACGGGCATTTTACCGGGTCGATCACAATGGCGTTTAGGCCTTGCAGCCACCGCACGCCCAGCTCACGGCTGCCCGGCCCTTTCCTGGCGGGCCAGCACCGCAGGCCGTAGCTGCGGTAATCCGCACAGGCTTTTTCGTCCGAAAGGTCCGCAAGGATCAGCTCGCCCGGCGCGACCCTTCCTTTAACGATCTCCGCCGTGACCGCGTTCTGCATTTTGTTGCCGCGCGCTTCGTCGAAAATATACAGCGTACGGGTAGCGGCATGGTAATACGTGCGGATGAACACCCACGGGTCGGGGTAGTACCCCCAGTCCACGCCGCTGATGATGTTGTCGAAGCCCGCGATCTCCTTCGCCGTGATCTTCCGGCTCAAGATGTTGTCGAACACCTGTGTGCCGCTGCCCACCATCTCGCCCAGGTACATGTGCCGGTATTTGAGCGGCTTTGTCTTCCGTAGCCAGTCCGCACCGTCCAGGAACTCCTTGCCCAGCCAGTCCCGCGGCGCATCCAGATACGACGAATGATGCACCAGCTTGCCCGG